GCCACCGGCAACGACTGTTGTAAACGCATTCTGATTTACTTCGGCTCCTGTTGCAATACCGGCCAGCTTTGTCTTTTCTGTCGTTGTATAGTCGTTTGTGGAAAGGTCTTTCCCTGTCACTTTCTCCACTTTCTTATCTGTTTCGCCTTTTACCTTTGTTAAAACTGTTTCTAATCCTTCATAAGTTAAAAATTTAGACATTGTTTTTCCTCCAATTATTTTTGAATTCTATTTATAAATCAACCGAAAATATTATTTAGAAGCTCAATTAGCTCATCGTCCGAAATGGCTTCACCCAATGCGTCTTCAGGCTGATAGTCTATACCAATTGCGTTGCAGTATATCTCTATCACCTGTTCTTCCGTCATTTCTTCTGACATTTTCTTTGATAAAGCCAAGTCATTATTCAATAATTTCTGAAAAATCTCATTGAAGATATCCGCATGGGCTCGGTCAGTCACTTCAAGCTTTCTAATAAGCTCCGAAAATACAGGGGTTGATGTATCAAAGTAAGCCATCTTCCATTCCTCCTTTTCATCTGTCTGCTGCTTACATGAATCCGATTTCCATAGAAAAAAAGACTTCTGATTCCCCTTTTATCCTTGGCTTAAAGTTTGCAATTGCAACTACATCCCCATCTTCATCAACGAGTGCAATTTCGCTTATCGGCACTCCAATCAGCTCCTCCTGGGTAAGTCGTATGTCATAGGAGTAAGACGCATTGGATGTTTGGGTTGAAGATGCATAGCTTTTCCTTATGATTTCATTATTCAGCCCTATATTCTGCGGAAGCGGCGTTCTTATTTCTCCATTGGAATCTACTCCCTCGGTACCCAAAGCAATTTGACTTATTTTTGCCATGGTACCCGTATTATGACGTGCTAATGCAATCTTTTCTATTGCTTTTAATGTAACCACACTTTTCGCCAATTCAGACTACCTCCTTTAAGTTCAGCCCATCCAACATCCTTCTTCCATCAAGGTTCCAGGCTCCGTCTAAATAAAAATCTCCAATGCTTTCCCACACTGTAATAAATGCATCCGGCATCTTGACCTGAGTCTGATATTGAAATTGGTAATTATCTTTCGCTCCTACCTCTTTCCAGTTACGAACCGTCTTTTTAAGAATGTTAAAATGTATTGGGTGTTCCTCATCCACATTCATAATAATAACCAGATAGAACTCTGCCCATCTTGAATCATCGCCGTGCTCTCTGGCAGTCTCTATGACCGGGTTCCTATATCCAAGTGACTTTACGGCTAGAATGATACCCTGATTGGTTCCCCCCAGTTTGCATACTTCTTCATACATGGATATCCTTGATCGGAAATTTTCAGAGGTTTCACCGTCATACCTTGTTTGCCTCCTGTCTGCGCCGTGTGCCGGAAGCATTTCATGGCTGCATGTGGATACCATGCTTTCATCCCTTGCACGGAGTATATCCTCTTTTACCTCATCCAGCCGTTTTCCCATTACCCTGCACAAGACATACCATTTGTTTATGGATTTCCTGACCTTCTTGAAAGGGGTTGTGAGCAGATACCATATATAATCTTTAAAATTTTCAAACACGGTATCACACCCTCTTTTCAATGTTTCTGACTTCGACTTTGATTTCTCCTGCCACAATTACCTTGTCGCTATCAAGGATTAAGTCTTCAGTGGGCTGCTCAATCTCTGTCTTTCTATAGTTTGTGATCTTGTTGCTCAATGCCTGAATGATGCTGTCCCTGTACAGTACGTTTAGTTCTCCCCTTGTCAGCTTCATCATATCTTCAATGAGCTGTATCGCCTGCTCATCAACACCATCCCTCGCTGCATCCTCTGCAAGATACAACACAAGCTCGAAGTCCTGTGTAACAACTTCACTTGATTTCACGAGATAGTCCTCATAATTTCCCTTCAGAGGTTCTATCGCCTCTCCTACTTTTCGTGTCAGCTCAGGCGATGCTTCCCCTGCTGCTCCTGTGATAATGACATCCACGGTGCCCTGGCCTCTGGGATGTTGTGCGTCAATCCTCACATACAAAACCCCTGGTACAGATTTTACTGCGTTCTGAAGCTTCTCCTCAATGGTCCTGGTGGAAAGCTCCGCCCAGCTGCTCATGCATCTGTCTCGTAAGCTCTCAAGTTCTTCCGCTTCAGCCCCCTCTTCAAAAAGCCAGCCTGCTTCATTGGTTACATAATCCACCCCTTCAAGATGTATCATGGATGTTGTTATTCTCCCCGGAGCCACATTGTAATGGATTCCTTCCGCCTCTGCTTCCACAAGAACCTTTCCAGCCTGTTCTCCTGCGTCTATGACTGTATTTTCACTTACATAAAACTTCAGCTCCCTTCCACCGGAATCCGGTTCCGTTTTGAAGCAGTGTCCTTTTGTTACCTGCAGGGCATTGGCATACTCACTCCTGTACACCGAAATGTAACCTTTCGCTTTCTTTGCTTCATTTCTTGTCTTTGAATAATCCGCTGCTTTAATCTCAAGCCAGTCCCCTTCTGCATGTTTGATAAAGCAGGAGTTTACAATCTGCCTTGCCAACGTTTTCAATTCAATATAGATAGTTACAAACAGACGGATGATGTGATAGAATATACCGCCCTTTTTGAAATTCGTCACGGGAAACCCTTCCTCTTCAAGTTCCATCTGGATTTTCCCCATTTCCTCCTCTTCATCAGGAACCGGTATAATCTTCTCCAGGATATTCTCATCTATCATTCTATAATCACCTCCACGCCATCAGTCTCAATATCCAGGTTGTATTCCCTGCTGCCATCATTTTTCCGGAATGATACTTTGATGTGATAATCGTGTCCGTCAAACGCAACCTTTGTCAGGACGCTTGCAGGGTCAATATAATCCCTCTTTGCTAATTTGTTACGGATACGCTGTTGTATTTCCATCTCCGTGAACTCATCATACTCCTGCTGTACAAAATCCAGAAGGCTCCACCCGTAGCTGTCATTGTCGTCCTCATCCTCATAGAAGAGCTCGCCCTCTTCCGTCAGAGCTTCGTTCTTAATGTCCTGAAGCCAGCAATCCTCATCTGACACAAGGGCCGCCTCTCCATTATTATCGCAAGCCATTGGCTGCCCATGTTCATCAAGCCCTAAGTCTGTATCCTCGGCTCCCGTCATCTGCATCATTCACACCTCCCTATGATATAAGGATTACATTCCCCATACAAAAGCAATACCACCACTATGTCATCTTTATTGACGGTTATATGTGTGCTGACCATTGGAATCTCCGGGAACCTGTTGTCAGGCCGCTTGTTTTTGTCAAGAATTTTGAGAGTGCATACATATTTTCCGAAACTTTCTTTCACACTGACTACCCTGGCATAGATACATGGCGGATACTGCATATGCGGATAGTTTCTTTTTATTTGGTTGTCAAGCTCCTGCCTGACAAATACCTGAAGCATATCAGACATCCTTCCCACCCCCGGCAAAATAGATGTACATGTGCACAAACCCGTTTTCATCACTTTTCACAATTGTTTTTTCAATCTGGGCGGTTCCCGTGTACTTGCTATGCTCGACAATTACCGTTTGGCTGTGGTGTATCCACGGGATGCCAAGGGTCTCCGCCTCCCAAAGGTCTCCATATTTATTCAGGGACAGAATAGTTTCCCCCTCTTCAAGCGTATAGATTTCTTTTTGTTCCTTTCCGGTTCCCCAGTAGAATACACCGTTTTGAAAGTAGAAGCTGCTGTTAATACCCCATGAGCCGTTAACCTCCATGATCGCCTTAATTCCATTTCTTTTATCAATAGCAAACACTTTTTTCTTTCCATGCACCTCATCAGATAACTTAAAGTTTTCAATCCCTGCACATGCCAGTATGTACCGGATGACATCCTGTGGCGTACAATCAATAAACGTTGCTTTCACATCAACACGCTCTAACTTCATCATGTCATCCTTGATCATGATTTCTTTCCAGTAGTCCGTCTCATTGCACCTGACATACCCTTCCATCAATATGTCAAAATCATCATCATATCCAAGTTCCACAACGGCATAGTCCATATCTTTATATTCAATGATGCCTTGGAATTCCGTGGACAACTCTACCTTACACCAGTCCATATGCGATTCCTTGCTTGAGAAGCATTCCACTTCCATCCCGTTTGTGAGCTCATAATTCCCAACGGTAACCCTAAACTCCGGGGAAATCAACTTCTTATATCCCAAGCCGGTCACCTCCTACTTCTTAGTGACATTTTTTGCTGCTTTCTTTCCCTTCGCAGTATTCCTTGTATCTTTAGCCGGACTCTTAGACTTCGCCTTCTTGCTTTTACTTTTAGATGTTTTTTTGCTGGTCTTTTTCTTACCGGAAGTTACTTTTTTTACTTTGATGCCTGCAACCTTTGGAGCCCAGAGCTCCAATGTTGCAATCCGTTCGCTTTTTGATATAGTCTTTTTCGTGGTGAGATTCTTGAAATATACCGCCGTGATCCCACGGTTGGAGCAATCCTCATTCACTATCTTCAGGAGCTTTGCTTTCATCTGCTTGTACTGTTTAAAGAGTCTTTGAATGTCCTTGAGCTGATCCAGGGAACTTTTTCCCTTCATATCTTCAAGCACAATGTCAATCATGACCTTGGCATTTTCATATCCATTCGGCTGCGTTTTCTTGATCTTTCCTTTATCGTCCTGTGCAACATAGATACTTGCGCTTTCCTGTATCTCAATGCTTGTGACCTCGCCGCCAATATATACGCCTCCAAGCTTAGCTACCTTATCTTTTACATAGAGCATTGCCCCGCCTCCTTATTCCGCAGCCGGAATCGGATCGTCCGTGCGGTTTTGTGCATCTTTCAGCTCATCAATCAGTTTATAGAGCATAGGGAGATCTTTAATCTTGTTAATATCTACCGTAAAGCTCACCTGCCCTATGTGGATGTCACCTTTCTCAGTCCGGAGTGTTTCCTTCTTCGTGGTTGTTGCCTTCGTTTCTTTCTCTTTCACTGCCGTGACCGTTTTAGAAGTCAATGCACTGGTAAACAGTGCCCCGGCCTGTTGGATATTACCACGTTCTTCTTTGCCCTCGCCCTGGATGATGTCACCAATGATCTGCCTCATCTGCTTCCATAGCTCTGCAAGCGGAAGAATAGCCTCCGCACCTGCTTCGCCACCGCCTAACAATGTGCTGCCTAATGCTCCAAATATGGTAGGGGCCGTCATGATTCCACCGTCTTTATACCAGCTGATGCCAAACTTTGGAACGCTTGGCGGTTTCAGGCTGAAGCTTCCCGATATGCTGATGTGTGGTAGTTTTAGGCTTGGCAGGCTCCAGGAGAAATTAAAGAAACTCCTGATCTTGTCTATGGCACCTTTCACAAAATCCCTGGCTCTGCCTATAACGGAAGAAATTGTTGTGTATATCCCATTGAATACGCTTCCGACTATCCCGGTCAGATTTGATATTACTGTACTGATTCCTGTTATGACTCCTGACACAAAGCTTGAGACATTCGTCCAAACATTCGTTATGATACTTGAGACCGCTGAAAATATCCCTGCCACAGTGCCAATGATAGTCCCGATCACGCTGACAATCGTTGCTATAATGTTCGCTATGAAGGTGACAATCGGGGTGATCACTGCCATGATCGTGGATATTACCAGTCCAATGAATGAAATAATGGGATTGATTACGTTCATTACGGTGGTCACTACATTGATTACCACTTGGATAATGCTCGTGATTACAGGTATCAAGGCACGTATGACTGACATAATGACATTTAATATTGCAACAATCGCCGGCATGATGGAGGTCACTATGTTCATCACCACCTGAATGATGTTCGTCAATACCGGAAGCAGGGACGATACCAACTGTGCTATCATCGGAGCCAACGCCGCCACGATCTCCCCAATCATCTGTGCAATTTCCACAACGAACGGCATAAGCTGGTTAATCAGGCTGATCAATACCGGCAGCACCGCTCCAATAATCTCAGTAATCGCTCCAATGAGCTGTCCGACAACCGGGATCAAGGAAGCCATTACACTTTGAAATGCCGGAATTACTGCTGATGCCACACCGCCTATCGTGCTTCCAAGCGTTGTGAAAAGCGGTATCAATTGTGCCGATAACGCTGAAACAAGTCCTTGTATCTGTGGTGCAAAATTCTGAAATAAGAACAGGACCATTTTTAGCGGTGGAAATATCTGTCCAAGTATCATGTTGAACACTGCCCCGAATCCGTTCGCACTTCCCATGCCGCCTTGCAGTCCGCTTTTCAGTCCGTTAAAAAAACCTGTAAATGCCTGCTGCAAATTTTTTACTACCGGGATAACGGCTGAAAAGATATTGAAAAATACCGGAGCAAGGCCTGATACAGTGCTTTTCAATCCGGATATTACTCCATTTAGTCCACTTTCAATCTTGGGGCTTAAATTTGCCATTGCATCCTTTGCCCCGTCAAACATTGCGCTTAACCTGGGCTGCAGTCCGGAAATAATTCCCGTGATTTTATCTCTGACACCGTTCCATACATTGACCACTTTTTCCCTGAATTCCGAATTCGTTGCCATAAGATAACCAAATGCCGCCACAAGGGCAACTATTGCAACAACGATCAAGCCGACCGGTGACATAATAAAGGAAAATGCTGACGTTAATGCACCCAATCCTGATATCACCCCGCCTACCACTTTTAGTACCGGACCGATTCCGAGTATAATGGCTGCACCAATTCCCACACCTTTCAGTATCAGGTTTTGCATTGGTGGTGACAATCCATCAAACTTTGCTTTGATCTCCTGTATTTTCGTAATTACCTGCGAGAACGCTGCGCCAAACTTCGCTCCTAAATCTTTCGCCTTATCTTCGAGCACTCCAAGACTATTATTAAAATCTGATAGAAGTGGTTTCAAAATAGAAAAAAATCCTCCACCTTTACCGCCTGCATCCAGGAAATTGGCGCCAATTCTCGAAATAGAGGCCCATATATTCGAAATGCCTGCGCTGAAGGATGACTCACCCATCTTTTTTGCGGCTCCCCCAATGTTCTTCTCAATAGCATTCAAAAACATTTCAGACGAAATTTCCCCTTTTGATGCCATTTCTTTTACTTTATCCGCTGTTACTCCTGCTTCTTTCCCAATCCATTGATAGATGGGAAGTCCCCGATCAGCTAATTGGTTGAGGTTATCCGTATAGGCTTTCTGGGATGTTTGCACCTTGTTAAAAATGGATCCCATATCACTCATTTCCGTTTTGGCAATAGCTGCTGCGTCTGTCGTAAGGGACAGATACCTCGTAAGTTCTTTTCCTTGTTTGACTCCTGCTGCAACTGCTCCGGCTGCGGTAGTTGCCGCTCCATCCATCCCATATGAAGTGCCTTTTACTGAAGCTAATGCAGAATCCATAATTTGCGATACACTCTCTGCCTCATGCCCCAGTCCATTTAACTTCGCTTTCGCATCGTCAATCCCGGTCAGTCTTGCAAACCCCTTCGCCAAGGTCATTCCGGCCAGTGCAGAACCGGCTGCGATGGCAGGGGTAGTGATGGATTTCGTCAGCCCTTCTCCTACGGATTTGATCTTTTCTCCTGCGGCAGTGATCTTTTCACCGGCTGCCCGGAATTTTTCCTGCATGCGGCCTACCGCATTTTCCGCTTTCTGAAGCTGCCCGGACATTTGGCCCGTTGCAGTTCCGGTCTCACCCATTTTGCCTTGCAGGCTGCCAACTGCCGCTTGCGCACTTTTCATCGGTCCCGTCATCCGGTCTACCATATCCAAAACCATGGATAGTTTATAAACCGATTCCATGCCCATCTGATCATCTCCTCCCGGCAGCTTTATTCGAGATCCAACTCCTCGAACGCCCGTATCAATCCGCACCTGATGTCTTCAATTCTCATTTCCCTGGCACAATTTGCCTTTGCGGCCAGGGGAAACATTTCATCAAAATCCATCTCCGTGAAGTTCTCCGGAACTAAACGCTCTGGCAGATACAGGCAGGAAAGGAGCTCAACGTATTCTATAAAGCTGTCTTTTATCTCCGATTCTGCGTCTGCTATAGCTTTTTTACGCTTGTCATGTCTCCAAGTCCCAGCATCTTCAACAACTTTTCAGCGTATGTAATTGCCATGGCCGGGTACTCTTCCAACGCATCAGAAAGCTCATCTCTTTGCTCGTCAACAATGTTATCCAATACAAAAGCCCGTGACGCTTTTGACACAGAGCTGCTCATCGTTTTTACATACCTGTCATATGCGGCAGGTTTCGGCTTTTGGAACAGGAAATCATATTCTGCCTCCGTTTCATCGTCAACCTGCACAACATGTTTTACCACATAAACCTTCCCGGCTGATTTGGCATACTTTTCCTTCAGGGTTTCAATATTGGCAGCTGCACCATTTTGAAACAATTTTTCCTCTTTTTGTGTCAATCCATCAATTTCGTTCATAATACCCATCTTTATATCCTCCATTTTGACATTTATTTTGGTTATTTTTTATGAATCCAGTCCGTTTACCTTGATTCCGCCCATCGCCATGCCGTCAAGGTCGACTTTCATTGACTTGTCCCCCTGTGCTGCTTTAAAGCTTCTCTTAGAAAAGACTACATTCGTCAGTATATCCGTGCTGGTCGTAACTCCAGAATCCGCATAAGAGATTGTGATCTTGGGTATTACATACTTATAGAAATTCTTGCCGCCTTTCGATATGATGACCCTGCACATTTCATTAAAGTCTTCACGGAGCATACTGAGCTTGACAGAGTTTTTTTTGTTTCCGGTACCATAACCCCTGATATTTCCACCCTTCCCATAGATAGGCTCACTTTCCTGCTCATCGTCATAAGATATCTCCACAGGCTCCATGTTTTCCATTCCAGAAGCATCAATTGTCACGCTGGACCAATCATATACTTTCCCATTAATTAACTGCTTGTTAGCCATGTCT